TAACGCACATAACTTCAACGGTTTGAAATTCGAGTTGTCCGAAATCAGGGTCTACTTGCTGCCCTACCTCTACGACCTTAGAATGAGTTATGCTTGCCTTGTCCGGAAAGTGTTTCCAGTGGTCTTCACTCGGAGTTTCTGCATGGTAAGCAACAGTTCCGGTAATAGTGCTTGAGCCAGTAACGTTTCCAAGCCTCCAAGTCTGGCACAAGAACGTAGGATTAGCAGATAAATTCCAATTAAGCTCGTAAACATCGCATTCTACTGTAAGATCCTCAGAACAGGCATTACCAGTGCCAGATGATGGGAGTACTACATCACCAATAATTGTTTTTTGGTAAGATATTTTTTCTCCCTTTCTTGCTGACATCGAAGCCCTTTCGAGTGTAAGGGCAGAGGGGTCGGCATTGTAAGTAAAAGTTCCAAATGTAAGGGAAGTATCGCTCTCTTGTATAGACCCCGATTCTTCATAAATAGGAATAGTACCAGCCTTTCCAAAACTCGTTCCGGTTATTCCGTAAGCGCGTGTCCATGACGTCCTGTTATATTTCCTTGCTCTCTCAATAACAGCCATTATTTCACACTCCTTTTGATTTTTGAGTAAAAAAGTTGTACTCAAAGTCGATTCGAGATATAGCATAAAGACCATCTATACTAACTGAGTTCTTAACTCTGTTTTTCCCTATAACACCTTTGTACTCACAGTTGTTGACAACAAAAACTTTGCCGTGAAAGTATACCATAAACTCTTCGAAACGCTCCAATACATACTTTTGTATATTTACTGTCGTAGCCTTCTCTGAAGTGTTAGCGAAGGCAACCTGCAAAATCATATCAACATTGTCTATAAAAGCGCAAGGAGTCATCTTGAATGTTATATCGCTCATAAGTATGCACGGTTTTACAACATGTGCTGAATTTAAGTCTGCGTTATAAGGGTAAATTTTTACTTCGCTAAACTGTGTAGCAAGAGCATCTAAAAATTGCGAATATAAGGAAGAAAACAAAGTCATTCAATCACCTACAGTATGTTTATTTGTTCCAAAGACCTTTCAAGTGCCTCGCGTATAAAGAACATCCTTCCGAAGCTTTCAAGCTTTCCGAGGACGTCAGACCCCTTGTCGAACGCCCAAGATTCATCAGAGTATGTTTTTATACAAACACAAACAGAAGTCTTTGTCTCGGTTACTATATCTTCCGAGCTTAGTATACTCTTGAGCTTCCCTGTAGCAACATGGACGTCTGTTGAAAGCCCAAGTTTTTCCTTGAAGTCGATCGTTGACTGTTTTATTCCAGACCAAGTTCCAAACCCCTTTGTAGATATAAGTGCTCTGTTGTAAGCGTAGACAGCCTCTTTTATAGCGTCTCTCAACAGGCCGAGAAAAGTATCAAACTCGTCAGCGAGGTTAACGTCGAAGTTATTACAAACAACAGAAACATTCATCAGTATGGCCTTTCTGACATGGAAGCCCGCCATTCCGAGTCTGTAAACAGAGATTGCTCTGAATGAGATTTAACATCGTAAACATACTTTGTTCTTCCAGACTCTTTCGATGAATCTATAAAATCCTTAATGGCTGAGTTAAGGCTCTTTTCTGTTGCATTTGCAGCTTCTTCGTGGCCGTATCTTCTATAGAGCAAAGCAATGGTTTTTTGTATTGTTACATATTTTGCCATGCCTCTATTTGTTAAAAATCTTGTAGGAAGAACAGCTTCCGTGTAGTCAGACCCGCTTGTTATACATTCCTCAAGTATACCAGATATAACATTCTTGTTCTCTTCGTCGTCTGTTAATTGGGCAACGGCAAATACGTTAAAATGAGACAATATATCTTCGACTTCCGCATAGATCACTATGCCACCTCCTACTGAAAATAAACCCTGTGTGAGGGGGGGCACACAGGGTCTTTTTCTGATCGGGTCAACTACGAGAGTACAGTAAAAGCCATGATGGAGTTCGGGTGAGTGAGAACAGGGAATGGCTTTGTTTCGAGAACAACGTCATAACCTTTCTTATTCATGCTTGGCTCGACGTAAGAGAAGAAGTCAGTTTCTGTAATTCCACCAAGCATTGTGTTGGCTATTGCACCGTAATACAGTCTAAACCAGTCTCCGGAGATAAAGTAAACCTTTTTCGGATCCAAGAAGTTTTTGGCTGTACCATTGTCATCATACATTCCATAGTAATGGTATATTTCTCCAATACCTTGTAGTGTCATGAGGTACTCAACCTGCTTCTCGTCGATAAACCTCGGTTGGAGGTTTCCGTAGTAGGCTCTGAGAATATTCATCTTCTCTGTTATAGACTCGTTGTAAACCATGGCGTCAGCAACGTCAGACCCAACGAGTATGATAGCAGGACCTCCGGCGTTCATCTTAGAAAATTTCAAACGCATCTCTCTGAGGTCTTTTACTGGGTCTGCGGAGCCGTTACTCCAAAGAGTGTCAACTTGATCAAAGCAATCAGGATTAAGCTCGAAGTCATGGTCTACAGTAAAAGTACCATCGTTATACGTGATCTTTCCTGTCGCTATAATCTGTCCAAGCATCTCTTCGATTCTTCTATTAACCATCTTGAGCATGCCTTCCTGAGCCATTATAATCTCGCGTTTCCACATGTCATTCTTGATAGCTGTGCTCGATTGAGTGTTCAAAGCAGGAGCAGGCACTTGCTTGTCAAAAAGTTCAATAGGAATATAGTCTCTCAAAGGAATAGAAAAGATAGGAGCAGTCTTTCTTTCTCTGTTTGAGAGCTGGCTTACGAGTATAGGCTCTGACGAATAGCTTCTCAGAGGAGCAGCCGGTCTTTCCACGTGTTCAATATCATAGATAATAGAGCTTTCGGGGCTCGTTCTGATCTTTGAGTTTCCAGACCCGAGAGATATTCCGGAGCCGAGCAAAGTCTTTGTAAGGAACTGAACATCGGGTTTTGCCACACGCACAAGCTCTGTAAAATATTGCCAATTCTTAATGTCTAAATATTCTTGAAAATCTGCCATTTATAACACCACCTTACGCCGGATAACCGATGACTGTCTCGACTATAAGTTCCGGAGCGCAATTCCAGAAATCATCAGATGTAAACTTGCCTTTATACCAGATTGCAATAGCTGCTGAGTTTGCAGGAATAGATTCTGCAGCAAAAATAAGACTGGTAGTTCCTTCTGCAGTTTCGATAGTATAGTCTACTCCGTACTCTTGGGCGACTCCGCCAACAGTTACAACAGAGGTTTCGGGGTAAAGTGCGGGTCTCAGAAGAACAAACGTATCTTCCGTGCCATCTCCTTCTGCTTCTTCATTCATGTCGACAAATACATAGTTGTCACCAAACTTGCCCCTGAGAGCGACATCTGCCAAATCTCCAGATTCTGCATCTACATGAAGCAAAACACCAATAGCGGTATTAGACCCATCGTCTTCAAGCGGGTTGTATGCAACAATATTGCCATTAGAAGAGATCTTCCCTAAAAGGCACCCGTGTTTAAGGTTTCCTCTCACAGTCAACTTCGTTACATCCTTTATAGGATCATAAAACAGATACTTCTTTACAGGAAATGGATACTTTTTAGCCATAATCACGCCTCCTTATTTTTATTCATCATTCTTTTGTAGTCTTTTATAGCCTTTGCAGCAAGACCCTCTTCTTCGTGAACAAACTCTTCCTTCTGGTATACCTGCTTGAGCATGTCGTCTTGTTTTGGCGCATCGCCAAGAAGCTCATTGAGTTCTTCAACAGACATTTTACCGTAAAACTTGGAAAATTTCTCTACAGGCGCCGGCGTAAAACCCTGAAGAAGCTTTTCACTTTTCCAAGAACTCAGTTGAGAATCAAACAACATCTTCTTTGTAGCCTCTAATTCAGAAACAACACTTTCATACTTCTGAGACAGCTCTTGATACTTAAGCTCGAAATTATCACTTACAGGTGTTGGCAACTGCTCAACCATCACATCACCTTCTCCTTTTATTGAAAACAACTTACGTATAAACTTATGTCTTGGGTAGTTGGTAAGAGCAACTCCCATAAATGCAAACCCCAAATCTTTTCCTTCATCATCCACGTGATTGTGTATCACTTCAGAAGACATATACTTATACTTCTTCTTCCGCATAAGAGACATTCCATCTTCATCAAGCTGTATTTTTGCGTATAACCCAGGCTGATCTGCATCTTTATAAGATATTCCTATAACCTCTCCAACCTTGTCTCCGCCGTGACGTTCGCAAACTATAGGATCAAAATGAAGCCTTCCTTTTTCAAAGTTGTCAACCATCTGCAATAAATTTTCCTTAGTATATCCTATTTTCAAGCTTCCACCAAAAAAGTCTTTTTCGTAAAATTTTCCTTCAGGAAGTACACAATGTTCAAAGACATCATTCCCTTGGAACTCAAACTTTTCCGCTTGTATTTGGTACACGCTCAACTCCAACATCTCCTTTCTTTTCAAATTCACCTATATCTTCTTTGCTCCATCCAGCTTGTTCAAACAATTTATATCTCAAGTTGTCATTTATGCTATCTGCCGTATATAGTTCTTGAAGAACAGTTGCAACCTGTTTCTGTATTTCTATGTTAGGCGCCTTTGAAATGGCAAACTCGCCATAACCCTCTTCGCTTCCAAAGTTAACATCTATTATATTCTTAACAAAAGCATCAACCAAAACATCACTTGACTTCTTTGCATAAAACTCTTGTTCGTCAACAAAGCTATTATACTGCACTTCTCCTAAATTATACGTTCCTGTGCTATTAACATTTACCATAAGCTCTGCGAGACCAAGATGCCTTACATACGCTCTTAAAGCCAAATTTATTCCCTTTTCAAAGAGTTCGCCTGGTGTTTTAGCCTCTATCATCTCTATGCTTTCATTTTCAGTAATCGCTATACTCGATATATTGTATAGATTCTTCAAAACATTAACCATATCCTCTGTATTATCTGACTTTCCAACATACAAAGGAAATCCATTTCTCTCCATAACCCTTCCGAAGTTATACAATGCAGATCGAGACAATAGATACTGCGGATACAACGCTGCAACTTCAGACTTCCCGAATATACCATAATTCGGTTTATAGTTCACGTATAAAAGCTTTTTCTTCGGAATAGAGTTTGATCCGAGTAAATGCAACCCTATAATATCCCTTTCTTTATTTAATGCAAGAACCCTATGCTCAGGCTTTATATAGACAAACCTTTTTATCATATATCTCTTGTTCTTATACTTCCACACTATCTCAGACAAGTGATGCCCATAAACGATACAGTCAATAATAGCATCACTCAAGACACTAAAAAAGCTTCCTTCTGCCGAATTGAGACAATCCCACACAAACTTCTCTATCTCTTTATTCGGATGCTTATACCCATTTACCATACTGGCTTGAAGCTGAGCTTTAAGAGTCACAAACCTCTCTATATCATTGTCTCCGTGCAAAAGTTTCAACTTCTCAAAACTTATGTCTCCGCTACCAGAAAATGCCTCAACAGTGCCACTCGAAAAAACAGAAGTTCCTACCACTTGATGCGTGGAAAGTCTTGCCATTTATTATCACCTCTTAGAACGAAGTTGTTTGCCTTCAAAGTATCCCTTAACTTTCCTGTCTTACCCTCATAGAAGGCTATAGACATAGCATCGCCTATATCCGGAGATATTCCGTTATTCTTCTTCTTATGCGAAGCCTTATCCTCAAGCTTAAACTTGCCATTTGGCAGTATTGTATATGATCTACTTGCAAGCTGTTCCAAAGCATCAAGGTCTTCTTTCATAACTATACCAGACTTTCCTAAAATATTTATCTTAAATAGCTCTCTTAGATTAAACCAAGCTTCAGTCATAGAATCTGCAAACTCTTTACTGTATGGCTCAGCTTGAGGTATAAAAGCTATCTTCTTACACTTTATATTCTTCCTCTTAATCAAATCAAACACTCCTGCCCCAACTCCAGAAAGCTCAATCTTTATTTTTGAAGGAGTATATATATAATACAATCTCTCCAATTCCTCTGCGATCTCAACACTATCAAGATTCCTATACCTTGCTATATCAACAACTACATTTCCATTAACGATAGCGACTACAGTCTCGTCGTCACCGTATCTCGCCACATCTACTCCGAAAGAAACTTCACCTGGCACCTCTTCGTACTTCTCATTGTTAAATGCACTCTCTATGCTCTCTATAGATATTACAGAGTTAAGAGAACCAGAAGGAAACTCCCCAAGAACACGCACACGATAAACATCACTGTCATACCCAAACTTATCACGCATTCTCTGGACATACTCTTTAGAAACAAGCGGAGACTCTTCGCTACTGAATGTGAATGTCTTATATTGCTTAGCATGCTTATTAAAAGCATCGTAGAAAGTACCAGAAACCTTAGTTGGGTTACCAAACATCACAGAATAGCATCCAGAACTTGTCAAAGCACCCTCTATAGGCTCAAAGACATTGTCTGGTATACCTGATGCCTCATCCATTATGAATAACAGACTATCTGCATGAAACCCTTGAAGACTTTCCGGCTTTCTTACAGATATTGGAACAGCAAACCAAATCTCTTCATACCTCGGATCTTTTACAACCATCTTTGTCTTTCGTATATCAAACAAATCATACAAAAGATCACAACTGTTTGTCCACTTCTTCAACTCTGACCATAACACATCTTCAAGTTGATGAAGTGGACAAACAGTTGTGATCTTTTGAATGATTTGTTTGATATACGAAA